GGGGTGGAAAGAAAGAACACAACAAGAGAGTTGCAAAGAGAAACGAACAACTAAAAAAAGGTAATTGGGAGTTGGAGATGTTGAAGAGAAAGATATACGATGAAGCGAAGGAAAGATACTACCAAGAACAGAATAAACAAACAGAAATTAAAACAACAATAGATGACGGACATAATAATTCCTGATGATGAATTACCAATAACACCATTAGCACCAAGACCAGCAGGCAGACCAAAAGGTTCATTCGCAAAGAGAATGACTGATGTGGAAAAGAGAACCTTTATAAACAACGCAGCAAGAGAAATACTTGAAAACCATTTGTCTTATAGTGAGTTTGTAAAGTGGGCTCGTGATACAGCAAATATGTCTAAATCACAAGCAAACGAATATTGGGGTAAGGTATGGGTATTACTCAAGAAGAAGTTTGAGTTAGAGAAGGATAAACTAATCCTGAAACACACACAGAAGTATTGGGACATATACGAACACGCACTTATCGCAAATGACTTTACCAACGCAAGACAATCATTAAATGACCTTGCTAAATTACAGGGACTGAATGAACCTGATAAAGTCCATATAACAGGGACATCAATTAAATTGAACTTTGGAAATCCAGAAGAATAATTCTATATTTGTTTTATGGCAATAGTTTATAGACACATAAGATTAGATAAGAATGAACCATTCTATATTGGAATAGGTGAGGATATAAAGAGAGCATTTTATTTCTACAAAAGAAGTGAGCACTGGCATCATATATTCAACAAAACAAAAATACAGGTTGAAATATTGTTTGATGATGTATCATTAGATTTTGCTTTAGAGAAGGAAAGAGAATTGATTAAACTTTATGGTCGTAAAGATTTAGGTGCTGGTTTATTAGTCAATAAAACTGATGGTGGAGAGTATGTTGAGGGGTTGTCTTTAGATGTTAGAAAAGTTATGAGTGATAAGGCTAAAAACAGAATTATCACCGATGAGTGGAAAAAAAATATGAGTAAATCTCAATTAGGTAGGACACATTCCACGACAACAAAGTTGAAGATAAAAACCTCACAGAAAAACAACAAACCAATTTTGTTGATAAATTATTCTTCAGGTGAAGTATTAAATAAGTTCCAAAGTATAAATGAACTGATACAAAACACATATTCACTCAATAAGTATGAGAATAAAAAAGAATACGAAAATGTGAGAACACAAGTTAGAAGAATAGCAAATAAATCACCAAGAAAAAAAGGTGATTGGATTTACTATGATAAATCCTACAAAGGACACACCTTCCAATTTGTGAATGAATAAAGAAATAACAGTTCAAGGTTTCACACCACACAAAAAACAACAGGAACTAATAGACCTGTGTTTAGATAATACCACAAAATACATAATCGCTTCTGTAGGTAGGCAGTGGGGAAAAAGTTTCCTCGCTATGAATGTTCTACTAAAATGGGCTCTTGAAGATAATGGGTCTATCTCTATGTGGCTCGCCCCAATCTACGGACAAAGTAAAAAGGTATTTCAGGAACTGTCTAATCTATTAGCGAATACAACTCTTACAAAGTCAATCAATAAGAGCGAACTAACCATAACCTTCATCAACGGGTCAATAATCTATTTCAGGTCAGCAGAACGAGAGGACAATTTGAGAGGTAATACTTTAGATTATCTTGTTGTGGATGAAGCAGCATATATCAAAGATACTGTATGGTCTCAAGTTTTAAGAGCAACAGTATTAGTGAAGGGTAAAAAGATTTTATTTTTATCCACACCTCGTGGTCGTAATTGGTTTTATGAAATGGCTTTAAGAGGTGATAGTGAAGATTACCCACAATACAAAACATATAAGGGTTCATCATTTGATAGTCCATATATTAGTGAGGATGAATTAAATGAAGCAAAGATGTCCCTACCTGAAAGTATCTACAGACAGGAAATCCTTGCCGAGTTCCTTGAAGGTTCTGGCGAAGTATTCGGTTCATTAAAGAACTGTTGTGTATTACCACATTACCCTAACTATGACCCATCAAAGAAATACTATGCTGGTTTGGACTTTGGAAGACAGAATGACTACACAGTTCTTTTGATACTCAATAGTGAAGGTGAGGTTGTTGATTTCTATAGAGAGAGACAGAAGAGTTGGGACATCATCATTAGTGAAGTTGTGGTAAAGTTAAAGAAATGGAGACCAGTATGTTTCGCAGAGGTGAATAGTATAGGTGATGTCTTATACGAACAGATTAAAAAACAATACCCCTCCGTTCAACCATTCATTACCAATAACGAGAGTAAGCAAAACCTGATTGAAGATTTGATTATGGGTATGAACGAGGGCAAATTAAAACTACCCACACAGGAGTTAAATACAGACCTATACAAGGAGTTAAGCGTTTTTACATACGAATACTCACCCAAGTCAAGAAAGGTCAAGTATGGGTCTCCAAATGGGTTTCACGATGATACTGTAATATCCCTTGCTTTGTCGTATCATTCGTTTAAGAAAAAGGCAACATATGGAACCTATGTTGTAAGATAAAGTTGTGGATAAAAAATACAAAAAAGATATTTCTATATGATGAAGTTTAAGTATAAAGGAAAAGAATATGAGGTTGATGAACCTAATGTCGAAATGTGGTCTAAACTTGTTTTATTACAAGAATGGACTGATGAGCGTGAGTTCTGTGTAAAGTTATTATCCTTCACGACAGGACTAACTGAAGAAGAAATTGAGAATAGTGATTATATGGAGGTAGTCAAATTATCTAATGAAATCTCCACTTTTTTAACTCAAGATGGGGATAAGTTCTACAATGAGTTCAGTTTCAACAATAAAAACTATCGTTTTCTTGATTTACCGAATCTAACATTTGGTGAGTTTATAGACATAGACACATACCTAACAAAGGAACCCCACGAAAAGAAAAAGGAGATGCCATTACTAATGGCGATGTTATATCGTGAGTTAGATGAGAACGGGAACTACAAACCTTACAACTCAAAAGAACTACAACTGAAAGCAGAAGAGTTTAAGAAACTTCCAGTCAAATATGTTCGTGGTTCTACCAATTTTTTTTTTCATTTAGAGAAAACCTTATCAGGCAATTTTCAGGGCTCTTTTTGGGAAAGGTTGAAATTGATGGGAAAGATGATTTGGATACTCGTGAAGTTCGTTCCTTTGATAAGTTTTGGGGTTGGTTCGCTACTCTTGTTTCGTTGGCGAACGAAGATATTACAAAAATCGAAGAGATTACTAAATATCCGTTAGTGTTCGTCCTCAACTATTTATCATATAGTAAAGACATCAACGACATAAGAAGAAGAGAACAACAAAAACTTCAACAACAAATGAAAAACAGATAATATGAAAAGGTTAGAAATTGAAATAGATAGTAAATATAATCTTTGGACTATACAAGAAGAAAAACCATCAATAAAAGGTAGGAGATATGTTATTGCTAAATGTGAGTGTGGTAATGAGAAATTGGTAAATCTACAATCAATACTTAAAGATAAGAGTAAAAGTTGTGGGTGTGTCGGGAATGAAAGAATTGGAAATCAAAACAAAAATCATAATAAATATAAAACCCCTGAATATATTATTTGGAAGGCTATGAAAGCCAGATGTAAAAATCTCAATAACAAATACTATGGTGGAAAAGGAATTGTGGTTTGTGATAGATGGATAAACTCATTCACTAATTTTTTAGATGATATGGGTAAAATGCCTGAAGGATATTCAATAGATAGAATTGATAGTGATGGGAATTATGAACCTTCTAATTGTCGTTGGGCGGACAAACAAACTCAAATAAATAACAGAAAAAAATATAATAAAAGTGGGAAATAGCGTTGGATATTATAATTTTAAGAAGATAATGGATTTGTTGAGACAATTAGCAGATTACCACGAACAATTACAATCGTGGGGATTTGGTGATGTCGAACAACTTATCTATCAAACAGAGATGAGATTGAAACAGGAGAACACAGGTAATGAAGCACCTTTTTATCCTGCTATGTGGGTAATACCTGAACTGGCAAGAACAGATGGTAAAGAAACAACCTATGAGTTCAACATACTCATAATGGATATACAGAATGTTA